CGTTCCAACGTATGTTGAACCCCCATCATATGATGTGAATGTCCAAAGATCTCTGCTACTTGCTCCAGTTGTTGCTGGAGGGATTGATCCACCAGACCAGTAAATTGTGTTTGCAAAAGTTATTGTTCTTCCGCCAGTGCCATCTTGAATTAGAACAAGAGAAAAGGTTTTAGCAAGACCATCTGATGGCGCATTGACGAATGTGAACACTGCAGAAGAACTTAAAGTATATTTGAACCAATTTGAAGTTGATAGGTCAACAGAAATTGAACCACCAGTTGTCGAACTTGCAATAAAATCTTTTGTAGATTTGAAGTTTGCAGTAATGTTGCCCATGACAACATTTGCTGGAAGATTATTATATTCAATCTTCCACGATCCTGCAGTCTCATCCCAGTGAAGGTCAGCATTTGCTGTTCCTACAGTTTGACCGCGACGAACGCGGAAGTATCCATCTCCGCCAGCAGAAGATCCAAACCTTAGAACATACTTGTCACTATCTGAAACAGCTGGAGCAAGAATAGGATCTTCAACAGTCAATGTTTTGATATATGCATTTGTTATATTAGCATTTGCAATATTTGCTAACTGACGAACGATTAGATTACCTGTTGCAGTATTTGATGCGACATTTAGATTATATGCAAATACATTATTTGTAACATTCAATGTTCCAGTAACATTCACATTCGCAAAAATAAAAGTATTTGGGTGAACATTGAGTGTGGTAGATTGATCGCCAGTATAAGCGATATTCAT